CAGGGCGTTGTCGAGTTCGGTGTCGGTGAAGTTGCGCCCGCCCGGCCGCGGCCCGCGCCCGGCTTCGATGTCGTTGAGCATCAGTCGCAGCTGGCTGCGCTTGCGCACAGCGGCGTCGACCGCTTCAAGATCGTAGGTCAGGGCCGCCCCATCGGGCGCGCCACTGCCCCGGCCGCTGCCGGTGACGGGAATGCCGGAAGAGTGGGCCATACCTATCCCTCCACGTCCTGCGTATCCGGGTCCACAAACGACCAGCCGGGTTTCTCTCGCCACAGGTAGTAGCGCCCGGCGTTGAGATGGAAGATGACGACACCGGCCGCATTGCTGATCGCCTCCGCGACCACGTGGCTCCCGGCGATGTCGTCGGTCACCGTGACCCGCACCCCGGCGATTGGCGAGCCGTCGCTCTGGCTGGTCAGCGTGTACGTAAACGCCACCGCCCCCGTCCCATCCGTGTACCCCGGCTGCCCGCTCACCGGCGCGTCGAACAGGTAGCCGAACGTGCCCGGCGTCTGGAACGTGCTCTGGGTGGCGTTCCACACGGCCTGGCTGATGGCCGCCGGCGTCAGGGTGCTGAGCCGGTGGCCCATCGTCCCGTTGAGGGCGGCGAAGGCGGCCGGGTCAATCTCCCAGACATTGCTGGCGATCTGGCCGGCGGTCGGAAAGGCGGTCGAGTCGCGCAGCGCCTTGCCGGCCGAGTTGGACTGGTTGTAGGGCAGCAGCGACGTGGCCCACACCGCCGCGGCGATCTCCTCCGTGGCCGCCTGATCCTGGGTGATGCGATAGCCCATCGTCCCTTCCAGCCAGCCGGTCATCGACGCCTGCCACACCGCCGCGGCGATGGCCGTCTCGTCGATCTCCGGCGGCACGGCCGGCGTCTGCGCCAGACTGGCCGCCGTGAAGCGCCAGGAGCCGTTGGCCGCTTCCAGCAGCCGGGCCATGAGGGAATCGGCCACGGGCGCGGCGAACGCGGCCGTCATGAGCTGGTGCAGACGGGCGTTCTGGATAGCCGCCGTCGCCGCCGGCGTCAGGTCGGCCACGGTCGCGCCGTTGGCGACGATGAGGTCTGTCTTGGTTTTGATCGCCGCCTGCGTCGCATCGTTGGCCAGCGTCCGGCTAGCGGCCGACCACACGGCCGCGGCAGCATCGGCCGCGCTGTGGCTTGAGCGGCTGCCGACGGGAGCATTGAGGGTGTCGGCCACCAGCTTGCCAACACTACCGGCGGCGTAGCCGCTGAGGCCTCCACGTGTCCACGGATCGACGGCCGCATCCACCAGCGCTTGAGCCGCGTTGCCGGGCGCGGCGATCTGGCTCAGGTCGGTGTTGTGAATCTCCACGGCGATGTTGGTCAGTTGGGCCAGGACGGCCGCCTCAGCCGCCGGTTGCAACTGCGCCGCCGTCGCCCCGTTGGCGACGATGAGCTCCGCCTTGGCCTTGATGGCCGCGATGTTGCCGTCATTAGCCAGGCTGCGCGTCGCTGCCGACCAGACGGCCGTGGCGGTGTCGGCCGCGCTGTGGCTGGCGCGGCTGCTGACGGTCGCATCGAGCCTGGTGGCCAGCAGGTTCCCGGCCGAGCCTGCGCCGTAGCCTTCCAGGCTGGCCGTCCAGGGATCGCCCGCGGCCGACGCGGCGTTGAGTTTGTTGCCGGCCGTGGACGGTGAGTTATGGTTGTTGAGGTTCTCCTCCCAGACGGCGGCGGCGATGGTCACGACCGTCGGCGGTTCGGTGCTGAGAGCGCGGCCGGTGGCGGCCCAGACAGCGGTAGCGATCTCATCGGATGCGCCCATACCAAGGCTCATGGCGCTGCCGACGGCTGCCGGCTCGTTGGGAATGAGGTTCGTGCGAGCCTTGATGGCGGCGACGTCGGCGTTGGCCGGCGCGGTGTAGCCGGCCGTGGCTAACCGGGTAGAGACGGCCGCGTCAAGCCGCCCCATGACGGTCGTGGAGACGCCCGCGTCGGCCAGAGCTGCGTCCACTTCCGCGTTGGCCTGGGCAGCGGTGAGGGTGGACAGACCGCTTTGGACGGCCGTCACGGCGGCGGTGCTGAGACTGTAGCCGGTCTTATCGCCGACGGTTGCGGCGGTGACGCTCTCGCCATCGAGTGTGGCCTTGACATCATAGGGCCCAGCGCCGGCGAAGGCCAGTTTGTCGGTTTGGGCTTTGACGGCGGCCATATCGGCGTTGGCCGGCGCGGTGTAGGCGGCCGTGGCCAGACGGGTGGAGACGGCCGCATCGAGCCGACTGGTGACGGTGGGGGTCAGACCAATGTCAACCAGAGCCGTGTCGACTTCGGCGTTGACCTGAGCCGTGGTCAGCGTCGAAAGGCCGGACTGGACGGCCAAAACACCGGCCGGTGAAAGGGCATAGCCGGTTTTGTCGCTCACCGCCGTGGCGGTGACGGGTTCGCCGTCAAGGGTGGCCTTGACGTCGTAGGGGCCCGTGCCGGCGAAGGCCAGCTTGTCGGTCTGGGCCCTGATGGCAGCGATGTCGGCGTTGGCCGGGGCGGTGTAGGCGGCCGTGGGCAGACGCGTGCTGACGGCGGCGTCAAGACGGCCCATAACAGTCGTGTTCACGCCCGCGTCGGCCAGCGCCGCGTCTACTTCGGCATTGACCTGGGCGACCGTCAAGGTAGATAGGCCAGACTGCACGGCGCTGACGCCCGCCGTGCTGAGCGCGTAACCGGTCTTGTCGCTGACGGCCGTGGCGGTGACGGGTTCGCCGTCGAGAGTGGCCTTGACGTCGTAGGGGCCGGTGCCGGCAAAGGCCAGTTTGTCGGTTTGGGCCTTGATCGCGGTGATGTCGGCATTGGCCGGCGCGGTATAGGCGGCCGTGGCCAGACGGGACGAGATTGACGTGTCAATTCGGCCGGTGACGGCCGTCGTCAGACCGACGTCGGCGAAGGCAGCGTCCACTTCGGCGTTGACCTGGGCTGTAGTCAGGGTCGAGAGGCCGGACTGCACCGCCGCCACGCCGCCGGCGCTGAGCGCGTAACCGGTCTTGTCGCTGACGGCCGTGGCGACAACGCCTTCGCCGAAGCTGCCGGCCGCGGTGTGGACGGCCCGCAGAGCGTTCCAGACGGCCGCGGCAATGGTCGTCGCGTTGGGGTCGAGCGTGGCCGTGAGGGTTCGGGCGGCGTTGGCCCACACGGCCGCGGCAATTTCGCTCCCCGCGTCGGCCGCTAGAGCCGCGGCGCTGATGAGGTTGGCGGTGACCTCGTTGGCGTGTACCTGAAGCGCGTCGCTGCCGCTAATGAGTGAGTCGTAGTTGTTGGCGGTCAGGATGACCATGTGTCGCCAGACGGGGAGGGCCCCGGTAGCGTTGGTGAAGAGTTCCAGCAGGCCGGCGGTCGCCGTATCGGTCGTGTTCAGTTCCACCCGGTAGTAGCCGTCGCGGTCGTAGGTGATGGATGTGGCGCTGTTCCGCGCCGCGGCCGTACCGCCGTTCTTGCTCAGGTAGACGGTCATGACGTTCGCCCCGCCGGTGTAGAGATCGGTGACGGGCGTTTTGCCGTCGGTGGCGCTGACGAACGGGCCGAAACTGACGGTTGTGGTAGTGGACTGTCTCAGGAACACGGGGCCTTCAGGGAGTTAGGCGGCCAGGGCTTCGATCTCCTGCCGTTTGCTCTCGATTTGGGCGCGCAGGGCGGCCTCCTGCTGGTCGAACTGGGTCAGCGTTTCGGAGCGCTGACGGGCCAGGATGTCGAGACCGGTTTCCAACGCCCGCAGGTCAATGAAGAGCTTGGAGCGGATCATGAATTCGCCGAAGGCGCTGGGGCTGATGTCGGCGGCGATGAGGGCGGCGACGTACTGTTCGATCTGTTCTTGGGTGACGGGCATGGGACTTTCCTCTTGGATTCAGCTGATGGCCAGTTGCATCCGGTGGCTGTGGGCGAAGGCGCCGGCGGCCGGGCCGCTGGGGCCGGGGGTGTAGGTAATGGTGAGAGTGAGGGTGGTGACGAGCACTCTTCGAGCCTGCATATTGCGCACATTGACGGTCAGGTTGCTGCCCCAGAGGACGGACAGACCGGGGTCGGTGAAAAATGAAGTGCCCCAGTTGGCTTCCGCGGTGAATGTGGCCGATTGTCCGCTCTGGGTCCCGCCGCTCTGAGGCGTAAAGCTGTAACCGACGGCGTAATTGGCATCCAGCGTCGCGCCACGCTTGGCCCGAACGGCGACTGCGATCTGGGTGATTGTGTCCCCCGGGTTGAGCGCCGGCGTGACGGTGAATGTCTGCACCGTTCCGCTGGTGGTCGAGCTGTCGATGTAGGACGACGCATCATCATCCGGTGAATTAACAGCCTCCGGCTTCGATGCGCCGGCCGAGACCGTCCAGTCGTTGGGGGTGGTAGTGCCGGTAACTTCGGCATTGGTGACAGCCATGAATTGAGCTCGTGTTGCTGAGCGTTCATTCTCCTGAAGCGATTGACTCGTTGTGTCCTCATGGGAATTGTAGGCCCTGAAGTGGTCGGTTTTTGGGGAACGAAAGCGCCCAGGTGGGGAGCCTGGGCGCTTTGACTACTGCTTGCGGCGCTTGGGGGAGGGAGGCGGGGGTAGCGCGGGGTTGGAGTCGGCGTCGGGCTCGTCGGCGGGGGACGGATTGGCGTCGGCGAACGGGCGTCCGCTCGGAGCAGGGAATTCCGTAGTCGCGGGTTCGGCCGCATCGACCGGGGGCCAGAGGACGACCCGGCCGTTGGCCAGATAGATCTGCAAGGGTGTGCCGCCGGCGTCCAGCGGGCGCGCGAAGCGCACCGGCGCGTCCAGCAGGCCGGCTTCACGGGCGGCGTTGATGGCCAGTTGGACGGCGGCGCTGGGGGAGAAGGTTGCCATGGCGCTCTATCCTTACTCGCTCAGGAACAGGATGACGGTCACGTTGGCGGCGTTGCCGCCCGCGCCGCCGTCGTAGTCGAGGGTGACGAGATACTCCTTCGACCATGGCAGGGGCGAGCCGGCTTCAACGAAGTCATCGCCGTCGAGCAAGACAGGCACCGCCCCGCCGGTGACGGTGCCGGTGTAGTACTTGTCGTCGTCGGCCGCCGTGCCGATCTTCAGGATGAACGAGGTGGTGTCATCGCTCTTGGCGCTGATGCCCACCAGCTGCAACTCGCGCATGTGCTTGAAGTGGCCGACGACATCGGCCGTGAGCGTCCCGGGGACGATGACGGGGAAAGCGAAGGTGTTGCCTTGCATACAGTTTTCTCCTTGAGGGTCGGCTGCGGTCGTTTAGTTGGCGACGTTGCGCTTGCCGATGCCGCGCCAGGAGGCGACGCCGACCATGAACTCGTCGCGCACCTTGATGGGCAGAACGTCGTTGGTGAAGAGCAGGCCGCTGGTCGGGTCGGCCGCGAACCAAATGGCCGGCAGCGGGTGTTGCCGGCCGCCCTGCTGGTAGGCCATGACCAGGGTGCGGTGGAGTTCGGGACGCACCATGAAGGCCCAGTCGGTGGCGTCGATCCACTCCGGGACGACCAGAAGGCGCGGCCGCATGTCGTACTCGTCGAAGTCGCCCCGCAGCGGCTCGTGGGCCGTCGGGTAGCCCAGTTCGCCGTAGCCGAAGGCCTTGCGGGCCTTATAGAGCAGCTCGGCCGGCAGCAGGAGCCAGTAGGGGTAGATGGCCATCGGTTTCGTCGTGCCCAGTTCGGTCTGGTCGTAAATCTGCTGCCGGGCGGCCTCCCAGGAGGCCTGAACGTCGGCGTCGGTCGCCCCCAGGGCGGTCGTGGCCAGGTTGCCGTGGGTGGCATGGAAGAGCGCGTTGGTGTCGTTCATGGTCGGGCCGACACCGGCGTTCATGGTGAAGATGCCGGCCACGGTCGCCGAGCGGGTGTTCCAGGCCGCCTGCACCAACTTGCGCGGCAGTTCGCTGGTCAGCCCCAGGTCGTCCTGGAGGATGGCGTTGCGGGTGATGCCGATCATCTGACCGTACTTGTAGAAACTGGCCGTCTCCTTCGAGTCGGAGATGGTCGTTTCCTGGTACGGCGCGCCGTCGGGCATTTTGGGCAGTTCGCCCAGGTTGCCGAACTGCTTGAACTCCAGGTCGCGCATCGTGCCGTCGTTGGGGACGACATCGACGACTTTTTCGAACCAGCGGCGGGCGCCAAGGTTGCCGGTCTCGTCCTGCATGATGGCCTGGATGGTGCGCACCATCATGTTCGGCAGGGCGGTGGGGGTGACCGCCGCCGCCTTGACGATGCCCATAGCGTCATCGGCGCTGAACTGGCCGAGGATGTTGGCGTCGCCGGTCCAGCTGACCCACAACTGACGCAGCGAGCGCATGTTGGCCGGGGGCGTCTTGGCGTCGCGCGCGCCGAAGATGTAGCGCAGGGCTTCTTCGGTGCGGCTGAACTCGTCGCTGACGACGGTCGCCGCCGGCTTGGGCGTGTTGATGACCGCCTGGGCCGACAGGACTTCGCTCAGCTCATCGCGAGCGGCGTCGATGGCCGTAGTGACGTCTTCGGGTGTCGGGTAGTCGCCTTGCAGCAGGCGATCGGTCACCCGCGGCGGGAGCTTAGCGTCGCGGATCATCTGCGCTGCCATCTGTCGGCGCGCGGCGGTGATCCACTCCTGCAGATGCTCCATCTCTTGCATGATCGGCTGGGGATCGACGCTGATCGGGTTGTCCGCCGCAGCGTTGGCGGTGAGCGTTGCTTCGTCCATGTCTATTTCTCCTGAGGGTGGGGTCGGGGCGGGTGTTGCCTCCACGGCGGCGGCCTGGAAGAATCTGGCCGTGGCCACGGCCGGTTTGAAGACGATGTCGGCCGACTGGATGCTGCGGAAGCCGGTGATGGTGCCGGCGTTGTCGGCGGCCATCTGCGGGTAGCAGACGATCGACACGCCGATGTCGGGGCGGCGGCTGTCCGGCTCGGCCAGGGCGGCGAAGACGTGGCCCACCAGGTCGGGGTTGTGGATGGTCAGTTCAGCCGCCGCCGCCAGGCGGCCGTCGGGCAGCGTCTTCAGCGAGGCCGCGTCCCAGACGCCGACGTAGTCGCGCATCGTCGGGTGGCCCTGACCGTGGTCGAGGAAGCAGGCCAGACCGTTGAAGCGGCCGACGGTCACGGCCTCCTGCAGTGCCTGGGCGGTGAAGGTGTAGCGGCCGCGGCCGTCGGCCATGTCGCGAATGGGACCTTCGGCCACCAGGACAGCGCGGCGTTTGCCGGCCGTGGCCGCCATTTCGAGGCAGGCGTCGGGTGAGGCCAGGCGGCCGGTGACGGGTGGCGCGGCCTCACTGACCGGTAGCTCAACATCGTAGGCTTCCGGGGCTTTTTCCTCATCATTTCCGACCGCTGTCGGGGCGGGGGGCGGCGCGGCCGTCTCGGTCACGGCGTCGTTCGGGTCGGGGATTGCGGTCTTCGGGTCCGCGCTCGCCGGGTCGGTCGGTGGGGTGGGGGGCGCCGGGGCGGCCGTCGCCGTCGGGGTGTCCCCCGGGCTTGGTTCCGGCCGGTTGTCGCTCTTCGCGTCGTCGTTGCTCTCGTTCATATTGCGCATAGTCTTCTTCCATTGTAGCCAGGAGCTCGTCCGTTATTGCCAGGCCGATGTGGCCGCCGATCTGGGCCAAGAGGGCTCGGCGCAGCGCCGGGCTGTGGAGGTTGGCCAGGGCGGTGGAGAGGTCGACCGCGCCGGCGGCCAGGTCGCGCCAGGCGCTGGCCACGCGCTCGTCATCGTCCTGGGTGATGTCGGCCAGATTGAAGGTGATGAGTTCGGGGGTGGGGCGCTTTCGGAGCGTGCCGAGCGTGTAAGCTCGGTGGCAGGCGCCGAGCAGGATGCGGCGCAGCAGGTGGAGAAAGGCGCGCTGCTTGCGCTTCAGGTTGCGGAAGGTGTTGTATTCGACGATCTGGGCCGTGGAGAAGTTCATGCCGGTCACATCGCCGAACCAAAAGGGCGGCAGTCCGAGGCCGGCCAGGATGTCCAGGCGCAGGGCGAAGAGGTCCTGGGCGGCGTCGGCGCCGCGAATGTTGGGGGTAATGGCCTCCCACTGCTCCGATTCGGACTTGACGATGATCGAGCCGGACTGGGGCGGCGTGGCGTACTTGGCCGAGGCTTCAGCTACCTTGCCGGCCGGCACGGTCACGAACCAGTTGAAGAGGCGCATTGCCCAGTGCAGGCGCGAGCGGTCTTTGAGAATCTGCTTGTAGGCGTTGGCCTCGTCCAGGGCGGTGGCCAGGTCCGACTGGCCCCACAGGCTGCCGACGGGGGCGTTGATCTTGGCATGGAAAACGCACTCGGTCGTGGGTTCCAACTCGTTGCTGTAGGCCGGGTAGCGCTTGGTCGTCCCGTCGCCGGCGGCGACGATGAAGGCCACTTCGCGCTCGAAGTCGGTGGGGCTGACCTCGATGTCGAGCACCATGTCGTAGGGTAGCGGCCGAATGTAACTCATCCCCGACAGGCCGTCGGTGAACATGAGGACGAAGATGTCGCCGGCGATGATCTGCTCGGCAGCGATGGTCGGCAGACGGGCGTCCATGTCGTTTTCGGGGTGGTCCCAGAAGCGGTTGAGGAAGCGCTCCAGCTCCGGGCTGGGGCTGCCGGGGCGGATGCCGTCGTCGCCGATGAGGTGGTCGACCTTCAACTCCACCGCCCGGTAGAGCATGGAGTTCTCGCGGTAGCCGGCGAGGGCCCGCTTGCGCTCGCGGGTCGTGACGCTGCGCGGCTGGTCGGTGATGCCCGCGCCGGTGATGGCGGCATGCCAGATGGGCGAGTCGTCGGCTAGATTGGGCCGGATGGCCAGGGCCAGGCGGTAGAGCGCCGCGGCGGCGCGGGCCAGCAAGCTAGGGGCGGTCGCGGTAGGGATCATTGATTATGGGCTACGCAGCGTTAATTCCTACTGACGGATTGTAGAGCCGCACCGGGTGGGTTTTCGCCCAGCAGGCGGTTGACGATGACCGGGCGGCCGCGGCGGAGGTTGAGGTACTGCAAGTGCCGGTAGTAGACGGGGGAGTTGAAGTAGTCGATGGCCGATTGGCGGGCCTGGCGCGCGCTGGCCTCTTTGGAGATGCTGGTAACGTCGGCGATGGCCAGGCGGATGATGTTGAGGACGAGCATGCGTGCGCCGTCTTCGGGGCTGGCGATGAGGCCGGTCAGGTCGGTGCGGTAGGAGGTGTCGGCGATGAGTCGGCCGTCGAGCGTAGGGTCGGTCGGTCGGCTGGGGTCGATGAGGCGGAGGGCTTCGGTAAGGCTGCGGGCGCGTTTCATGGTGTTTACTCGTACATGGGTGCGTCCTCCTGCAGGATGTAGGGGTCGGCCGATTGCAGGACGACGGCGGCGGTGTAACCGATACTGAGTTTCCGGTCGGCGACCAGGCGGTCGTACTCGGCGATGAGCGCCGCCGACAGCAGCCGGTCGTCGTGGACGTAGAGGTTGCCCTGGCTGGTGGCGATACGCAGCGTGGCCGGCACGCCCCACTGCAGGTCTTTGTCGAAACGCCCTTCGGGCGGCAGGTCGTAGCCGCAGTGGGTGCACTGCTGCCAGAACCACCAGCCGTCGGACAGCTCCCATTGGGCGTCGTCGCTCCAGTACTGGAAGCGGTGGGTTTCGATGATCGCCAGGAGCCGGGAGGCCAGGGTCGCCTTGGCCCCGCGGACGGCGAAGCTGAAGGCGGTGACATTGTCGCGGCCGCGGGAGGCGATGAGGTGAGAGGTCAGCCCCTGGCCGACGCCGGAGGCGTCGACGACGACGTGATCGACGTTCCAGTGGGCCAGGAAGTCGGTGATGAGGTCGGCCAGCTTCGGCCGGCCGGGATAGGCCTCGAAGTGGCGACTGCCGTGGTCGACCAGCACATCGACCGCCTGGTAGATGGGCTGTTGTTCGGGGATGACGTCGAAGACGGTCACGACGGTGTAGTCGCGGCCGGGGTTGGCCAGTTGGGCCACTGGGTCGGTAGCCGCCTCATCCTGGCCGCCGATGTCGATCGTCGCCACGTAGATGTGGCCCGGTACCGGTGCCTTCTGACGGTCGTGGGCGCCGCGCATCAGGGCCTGGCGGCGCCGGTCGAAGAGACCGCCGGCGGCGTCGATGGGCACGCCGAAGTACTCGCTCTGGATGATGGGGTGGTTCTTGCCGTGTTTCTGGATCTGCGTCTGGAGGAAGGTGGCGTAAGCCGGGTTCTCGGCGATGACTTCGTCAGGGCTGACGTGGAAGACGCGCTGCTTGCCGTCGGCAATCGTCAGTCGTTCCAGCTCCAGCTTCTTCTGCCACAGGAAGTCGCGCGTCGTCTTGACCGTGCCCAGATAGACGGCCGTGGCGTTATTGGCCGCGCGCATCGGTGTGAAGACCGCCTCCAGGTGTGGGCCGTTGATGTCCTGCACCTCGTCGATAAAGAGCGCGTGGTGGGCCGTCTCGCCGCGACTGGCGGCCAGGGGGTGGGCGGAGAGAAAGACGACGGAGGCCTTCTGCAGCGTGCGCCGGGCGGGATGGTTCTGCTTCTTGGCCTTGCCGCGCGTCCAGGCGTTGTCGAGGCGGTCGTCCAGGCGGCGCGCCCCGCGGCCGGCGCCGTCGCCGGTGGCGGCGAAGACGATGTTGCCGCCTTTCTTCTGGAAGAGGACCAGAAAGTAGACCAGGAGTTGAGCGGTGACCTCGTTCTTGCCCGACTGCCGGGGGAAGATGAGCAGGTACTCGTCGCCGCGGTTGCTGAGGATGGACTGGATGATCGGTTCGGTGACCTGCATCTGGTACTGGTAGAGGGGGACGCGAATGACCTTGCGGCTGAAGGCCCCGAAGTCGCCCAGCAGGCTGATGATGGCTTGCTTGATGGCCGTGTTCGTCATAGCAGCGCCGGCCGGCTGGGCGTTGACCTCGGCCGGCAGGAGAGATCTTACCCCGGACCGCTTTCCCTGGCGGCGTGGCCCGGCCGACGCCGGCGTGCGTGGGCGCAGCCGATGGCGTAAGCGGCCACCAGGGCGCGCCGGATGGTGTGTTCTATGCCGCTGAAGGTCATGCCTTTGGCGTTCATGACCAGCGTCAGGGCCGTCAGCTGAGCCAGCGAGTCCGTTTCGGCCGGGACGCCCAGACGGCGGCCGAGTTCGTGCCACCGGTCAAGGGTCCGCTGGGCCTCGCGGACCGCGGCGACGAGTTCCGGGTCTTCGTGGGTCGTGTCGATGGTCGGCTGCATCGCTGTTTCCGGCCGGGCCGGTGTGCAGGGCCGGCCCGGCGTTCGGCGGTTAGCGTTCGGGCAGGGCGGCCAGATAGGCCATCTGCTGCTCGAGCGTTGTCAGGCGCGG